CGTCGAATTGCTCACGAAGTTGCTGCCCAGCCTTACAAAGTATGGGCTTCATTAGAACATTCCCATCGTTTAATATTGTTTAGGAAAAGTTCTTCATGCCCGCACTCTGGCATAGGTGCAATAAAAGCATCATCTATTGGGTCGTAAGAATAGCCCATGGCGGCATAGTTGTAACGAATTTTTCCGTTGTAAGAAGTGCGAACGCAAGTTTGTTCACGGTAGTTTGCGTACCATTCTTCAGGAGTTAAACCGTCGATTATTTCCGTTTCGTCTTTTCCGACTATAACTTCAGTGACGATATTGTTTTCATCTAAGAAAGCATAATGTGCCATTAGATAGTTACCGTTCCTGTTCCTGCTGTAAATGTGTAAACTTTATAGCCAGTTGGTGTTGTCTTTGCATAAGTCAATCCACCACCAATGCTTGTAAGGTCTGCAAAAGTATCTGGATATCGAAGAATTACAATTCCTGAACCGCCGTTTCCAGCCTGAATTGTTGGCGGAGCCGTTAAAGTTCCTGATCCTCCACCACCCGAACCTGTATTTACAGTTCCGTTTTCTGGAGTTCCTTCTTCATAAGACCCATTTCCTCCACCACCCGAACCCCCAGTTCCAAAAGTTCCAGCGCCAGATTTACTTCCTCCGCCGCCACCTGCGCGAGTTACTGAAGAACCAGAAATTGATGTTGCAACTCCCGCGCCACCAACTCCTCCATTTGTCCCTGCATTTCCTCCAACTGCCCCAGCACCCGCTCCGCCGCCGCCAGCATCATTATTGCTGGTTGCACCGTTACCGCCTGTAAAACCTTGGTTTGCAGTACCTGCTGCTCCGGCTTGAAAAGAAAAATATGCTCCTCCGCCGCCCGAACCACCAGTTTTTGCTGGGTAGAAAGAACCTTTATATCCTCCACCTGCTCCTCCGCCAGTTGAGGTAATTGTTGAGAAAACGCTGTTTACACCATTAGCGGCTTCGGTAGTAGTTAATCCACCCGCGCCTCCGGCCCCAATCGTCACGGTGTATCCCGTTCCCTTTGTAACTGCTAGTGCAGATTCAAGACTTCCACCACCGCCTGTTGCCGTAACGGTGCAACGAAATCCACCCGCGCCTCCGCCGCCAGCCCCAGAATATCCAGCCCCACCCGCGCCACCTGCAATAACTAGATAATCAATACTAGTAGGCGCTGGGTTGGTGTAGTTACTTGATGCGATGATCCCTAAGATTCCCATGATTAGACCACGTCACCGACTACTGTAAATGTGTTTGAACCAGTGCAGATAATTGTGCAAGCAGAATAACGCACTCTTAAAATTGGAGCGGCTGCGGTTGCACCAGTTGAAGTGATAGTAACCCCAGCGCCTGCGGCAAAAGAGGTAAGTCCTACGCCGATTGACTGGACGTTAATTTGGTTGCCTGTAGTAAATACTGAAGGCGGGATGGTTACTGTGACTGCTGAAGCGTTTGAGGTAGTAACGAGTTTAGCGACGTCTGCTGCTACTAGAGTGTAAGTAGTTCCAGTCTGTGCATTAAATGAAAGAGTAGTGTCGTCTTGCTCGATCCATGAAAAATCCAAATCGGTTGCAGACGCCTTAGAAAGTACCTGCCCCGTAGTGCCGCCCTTGAGGTCCAAGAATGACGTGTCGATAGAGTTACCCAAGGTACGAATGGCTGCTGCGCCATCCTTGACCAAGTCTGTGTTATCGGGGGTTTCCCACCCGAAGTTAGTAGTATTTGCCATTGCTTCTCCTTATCAGGCCACTATTGTAGCGTTTAACCAGTCCAAGGCTGGGTTAATTGTATTCCATGTCTCGATTGCCGGGACATCGTTCCATCTGAAAGCCTGAAGCGAATATGCCACAGGGGAAAGCATGAGGGTGATGGCGAGCGAATTAAAGCCAGCCTTAAACGTCCATCCTTCAACGAAACCCTGGAAAGACCCAGAGTTAATATTGGTAGGTAGGTCAATAATATTTAATGGCATACCCATAAATGTGCCTAGCAGAGAGTCTCTGTCCGCATTATCGATTTCTGGGTTGCCTAAAGGAAAGGTAATAGACTTAAACTGAGCCTCTGGAAATGCTCTGAGGCTGAGATAGAAGTTTGCCTGCTCTGTGGCGTCTGAGGAATTTTCTATAGACGTAGTGATCTCATAAGATTGCTGACCATAAGTGGCAATAGAATCAGCATCTGAAGCGCTTACTTGAGCGCTGTTCTTATAGGTTATAGTTACGTTATTGCGGATGTCACCTGAGCGCTTACTAGTTCTAATTCCCGATGCAAAAGCCTGGTTTCCTGTTAAGTCAACATAACCATTAGCAGCCAGATATTGGGACCTATGAGTGCTGTCTGCATAACCGATTCTTCCTTGAGAATCTTCATATAGATACCCTAAGCCGCTAGTGGCTAACGCTGAGGCTAAAGAATAAATTTGTGTGCTATCTGCTGAACGAGCCGCTAACTCATAGTTACCTGGTCTATCAATTTCACCTAAACCAGAATTCTCGGCATCTTCCCAAGTAGTCGTTGGAGAGTAAGTAGCCCATGTTAAAGCGGCTGGAACTTCGTTCCATGTATTAAATAGAGCCTGAGATAAGACCTCGTAGATTTGGTCGCCGTCAAAGGCCTTTGTCAAAGAATCGTTAAAAAGAGTCTTAGGTAACTTTGAAAGAGCGCCTAAGGCGATGATTGAAATAATCTCGCTTATGCCTAAAGGACCGGCTGAAGATACGCTTATATCGATGTCCGTAATAAACCCGCCAAAGATATTAACGTAAGTCCCGGAAGAGTCTTTTAGTTTAATAGTTATTTGGTTATTAACATCTAAATCTATTGTGGACTGGTTTAGGTTAATAATCTGGACGTTGCAATATCCAGCAAAAGGTTGAGAATAAATGTCTGTTCGGCCAGACGTAATTGTTAGGTTAGATAGGGTGAAGTCCGTGTAGTCAGTATCATCAATTGTTAACTGCCACTCAGGGGTCCACTGTGTCATGCGAAGATTAGGCCTGCTGAACCTGAGCCACCTCGGGCTGTAGAGTTATTAAGAACCTCAGCGACGGTTCTAGCGACGCCCTCAGGATCAATAGCGCCGTTTACTGTGATGTTCGTAATGCCAGCGCTTGCGCGTAAGCGGCTATCTGAAGATGCGATGTCGGAAGACATATTAGGTAAAGTAGACATGGATGCGTTGGAGAATCCAGCGCTTGCGCCGGAAGGCGTAGACATTGATGCGCCAGAGAAGAAGTTTCCTACTGCTGAACCTGCGCCCTTGATGGCGTCAATAATTCCCTTAATTGTATTGTAAATCTTAGTAAGGGTGCTTACGAAAGTAGCAAAAGTATTAATTACTCCAGCAATAATATCGCCCAGAATATTAAAAGCCGCGCCAAGTGTTTTACCGATAATAGGCGCTAAATAATCCTTAGCAAAGTTATAGATAGCCTTCATAAAATTATAGAAAGGTTGAAGTTCGTCGTTATTTTCTTTAAGAGAACCGCTAACTGCGTTGAAGGCCGATTTAAGGCCATCGATAATTGGTTTAATAATTTTCATGACTGGCGCAAGTTTTTCGCCTAAGTTGCTAGTAAAGTCCTGTATAGCGGGGATTACCTTATTAACAATGATTTCAACCATAGGAGTAATGGCAGTAAGAATATAAGCGCCTACGGTTTCCTTACCTTCGTCGAAAGCAATTTGAAGGCGGGTCAACTTGCCTTGAAATGTGTCGGCCTTTGTGGAAGCCTGGTTCTCAAAGGTGTCAGCAAGTTTTGCTGTTATCTGATCCATGCTCATGGTCTTGAGTTGAGCAGATGTAAGGCCAATTCCTAACTTACCTAAAGCGGCTGTGTTGCCTTCGGCGGCCTTAGCCATGGCGTTAGTGACGGCCTCGAGTGACTTGCCACTACCAGCCGCTACGTCTATTGCTACAGCCTGCAACTTCTGGGCCTTAGAAAGGTCTCCAGTGGCTCGAGAGAGGCGTTCTAGGGATGGTCTTAGGTCATCGTCTGTAACACCAAAAGCAAGGGAAGTTTTAGTAATATAATCTTCAGTTGCGGCTATCTGAGCATCTGTTGCGCCCGTTACGTTCTTAAGAGTAAGCGCTAACTTCTCTTGAGCGGCGGCGTCTGCGATTGCTGATTTAACGCCATCGATTGCTAACTTGCCAGCATAAGCAACTGCGGCTGCGCCTGCTGCTGCAAAAGCCAGACCAGCCTTCTTGCCAAAATCCCCGACTTTATCGCCAAAGGTTGCTACATCTTTATCGGCCTTATCAAGATTCTTAGTAAAGTTATCGACGTCGGCAAGGAGTTTAAGCGTTAACGCTCTAGTACCTGTAGCCATTAGCCCCACTCCTTCAGAATCTTATCGAATGATTCAGTCCATCTAGCCACGATCTGCGGTTGAATCTTTCGCAGAGTTGGATAGATAAACCAACCCTTAGAGCCACGGCCTTCACGGCCTGACCATACGGGGAACTGCCTAAACTTATTAGAACCGAATTCAGTACCGCCCCAGATATCTTTAGTGGTTGCCCCACCTGAGAATTTCTG